ATGGAAGGTGAAAAAGGATTTCCGGTTTATCTGGATGCAAAGCAAGTGTCAAAAATTTTGGGTGTGTCAAGAAGATACGCGTATGAGTTGATGGATCTCTCTGATTTTCCCCTTACAACATTCAAAACATCCAAGCGTGTTGAGGAAAAAGCGTTTTATGAGTGGTTGGAAAAACGCACCAGAGTTGTAAAGGAGGCTTAGTATGAATCGAGCGCAGCTTGAAACCATGATCGCGTTGCTGGAATCTGACATCGAACTTGAAAACCACATGATTCAGTACAACAAAGAATTGTTAACAACTGAACAAGATTGGGCAAATGCTTATTCGAAAGGGATTATCAGCACACGAGAAGAGACTGTCAAAACCCTCGAAAGGCGAGTAAATCTTCTTAAATCTTGGAGAGGAGCTGAGCAAGATGGATCGTTTCGCCTTACCATTTGAACCGCAAGAAATCGGGGAGTGTGGTGACTGCTCAGCTACCCTGTATGACGGCCAAGAATATGCCGAGTACCAAAACCGCATCCTCTGCGAAGATTGCGAGGAGAAAGCAACAGACCTCGAAAAGAAAGAGGATGACGTTCACCTGTTCATCGAGCAATACGTTAAAGAGCATGGCGATACTCCAGAAGCATCCGAGGTACTGGATCACTGCGAACTATGGAGCGATCATCTGCAAATGGTTGAAAGCGTGCTCAAGCAATATGATGTTGCATGAAAAAAGAGCAGATTAGGCGGCTACCTATTTCTGCTCTCAGAAAATAATACTTATGCCAATTATACAAGGAGGCAATTAAATGAACAACCTGCAGCTTCAATACGAATCGCAAGAAATGAGCGTGAATGCTCACAGTGTTAAAAGTCGTGAAATGGCGGAAGTTCAATCTCAAATCTTTTTGGCAAAGCAGTTCCCGCGTAATGAAATGCAAGCTGAAATGAAAATCCTAGATGCTTGCAAGCGATTAAGACTTGCTGAAACAGCTCTTTACCAATATCCAAAAGGCGGTCAAAAAGTTACCGGTCCTTCCATTCGATTAGCAGAAACAATCGCTCGTTACTGGGGCAATATCAATTACGGCATTAAGGAACTTGAGCAAAGAAACGGAGAATCCACTGTCGTAGCGTATGCGTGGGATATGGAGACGAACACGCGGCAAGAAAAGGTGTTTCAAGTGAAGCATCAGATTTACACAAAGCAAGGCATGAGAAGCCTTACAGATCCACGAGACATCTATGAACTGGCAGCGAACTACGGAGCGCGCAGGTTGAGAGCGTGCATCCTCGGAGTGATTCCAGGTGATGTCATCGATAACGCGGTGGAACAGTGCGCTAGGACATTGGAAACAGGGTATCAAGAGCCGTTAAAAGATCGATTGGTAAAGGCTCTTGCTTGGTTAAAAGAAAACTACGGGATCACTCAAGAAATGGTTGAGGATAACTTCACTTACAAAGTTGATTCTTTCACCCAGCAGGACTTTTTGAAGCTCAAGACTATCTCGCAATCGCTGAAAGATGGAATGGCGAAAAGAGAAGACTTCTTCAAAGTGAAAACTGAGAAGGCGGAAGCTCCTAAAAACTCCTTAGAGCAACAATTCAAGGGCGGTGAACAGAATGCAGCTGAACAAGGATAATTACTACTCAGCAGAAGCGGATCGCTACTATATGTCGGTGTCTCAGTACAAGGATTTCTTGAAGTGTGAAGCATCAGCTTTAGCACGTTTGAACAGAAAGAACGTTGAGCCGAAAAGTGAAGCATTACTCTTCGGCTCGTACGTTCACTCTTGGCTGGATGGAACAATTGAGGAATTCAAGACTGAAAACCCTGACTTATTCAGCACTCGCGGAGCTTCAAAAGGTGAGTTAAAAGCTCAATATAAATTGGCTGATGAAATGATCAAAGTATTGGAAAATGACCCATTCTGCATGATGGCTTTACAAGGTGAGAAAGAAGTTATCATGACAGGCGAATTGTTCGGGATTCAATGGAAGATGCGGATGGACGTTTACAATCCATCGTTAGGGAGGTTTTCGGATTTAAAAACGGTTAAGGCGCTTAATGAAAAGTATTGGAAAGAAGGAGTGGGTTACTGCTCGTTTGTAGAGGCATACGGATATATCACTCAGCTGGCTGTCTACTCTGAAATCGAACGCAGAAACAGAGGCGGAGACAGCTGGTTGGAAAGTTACCTTGTAGCTGTATCAAAGCAAGATCCACCGGACAAAGCAATCATCACTATAGATCAGGATACTTTAGCGATGGCCTTGGGTGAAGTTGAAGAAAAAATCACGAGGGTTGCAGCTGTTAAAGCAGGCGAAGTGAAACCGATTGAATGCGGCAAGTGCTATCACTGCAGGCGGAACAAGAAAATCACTACTGTCATTCATTACATGGATTTGATCTCATGAAATCCATCGAGCAGCTGATGAAAGACCAGGAGCGCAATCTGAAGTGGCTGGAGCAATACATGAAGAGCATGAAAGAGCAAAAGGAAAGCAAGAGGGGCTAAACTTGGCGGTCTGCCCCTTGCTTTCCCCTATAATATCACAATTTGAGAGGGGATAAAGGAATGCGTGAGATTAAGTTCCGTTTCTATAGCAATATCGAAAAGAAAATGCACCACCAATTAAGTTTGATAGGGTTGCAAGGGCTTGAAAAAAATCCACCTATTTATGATGCGGATCAGGTTTATTGCGATCGTTTTGAAGACAAAAGGGTGCAACGATATAGCGACGGTCACCTTATGCAATACACCGGCTTAAAGGATAAGAACGGTGTGGAGATTTATGAGGGGGATGTTTTAAGAGTTCAGGGAGAGGATTATCCTTTCGAGAAAGAATGGATAGGAATTGTGAAATACATTGATGGTTCCTACTTTATTGAAAACCTCGAAGGTACAGATGGTGACTACTTGTTCAATGAGCTCAGAGAACAAGAAGTAATCGGCAATAAATACGAACACAGCCACCTACTGGAGGTATCCAAATGACTCCCATCGTTATAAACGAAATTGAATACCTACATGAATACATTTCGGTAGATTCTCACCCTGTTCCTATAGATGTGCGAACAACCGGCATTATCGTCCATTTCACCGTGGTAGGAGCGACTACAGAAATCATTGGCAAGAAAACGTTTGATGGTATTGATTACGATCCATCGATGACGCGAGAAGACGCATTAAATGCAATTAAAAGTGATCTCAAGCAAATTGTGGAGGGATTAAAATGACCCGCCTCCAGCAACGTATCCTAGACGTCCTTAAATCCGCTAAAGGAAAACCGGTAACCGTTACTGAGCTTTCTATCCTGCTCAATAAACCTAAGATGGCGATATACGCTTCACTGGACCAGATGGCACGCGATAACAGCGCGATTTCATTCAACGGAGAGAAAGCATACATAGCGCGCAGCGAGTGGAAGGGTTATCTGTTAGCGACTGCCATGATTATGACGATTGCATATGCTTTCGTTACCTCATTTTAGAAAGGTTGAGATCAGTGGATGATTTCATTAAAAAGAATCATGGATTAATCGGCTATACGATTAACAAGATTTTTCATGACTGGAACAACGCGGAGAAGGTTGCCAGTAGAGCAAATATGTCGATGGATGACCTTTTCCAAATTGGACAAATCGCATTATGGAAAGCGGCAAGAAAATTTGATGAATCAAAAGGATTCACTTTTGCCACATACGCTTTGAAATGTATCAGGCGGGACATCTTGATTGAATTAAGACTGCGAGGAAATACAATACGCGTTCCTTTAAGCGTTAGTTTTTATGAACAACCGAAATTCCGTTTTGTTAGAGGTGATAAAACAGCAACCGTAGAAGGCGAAACGATTTTTGAATTAATAACATCTGAATATAACCTGCAAGAAGAAGTGACAGAAAAAGTTACTTTCGATGAGTTAATTGAAAGCCTGAAATCGCTTTCCCCTAAAGAAAGAGAAGCTGTATTGATGCAAGTCAGCGGACTCACATTCCAAGAAATCGGTAAGAGGCAAAACGTCACGAGGCAAGCAGCCAATGTTCGTTATCATGCAGCGGTTAATAAAATCAAAAGAAAATTGATTCATAAGGAGGCGCTGCATAAATGACCGTCTCTACAGCCACTGATCAGCAGCTCATACAAGTCATATTCGGTGAAGAAGCTCCACTTGATGAGAAATACGAATGCGTGCGTGAGCTTCAGCTGAGGAAGCACCAGGACACGAAGATGAGTGATCCAGCTATACGTAATTTAGCGGAGTATCTGGCGCGGTAGAAACAAAATGCGACACAAACAAGGAGGAAAAATTATGGAATGGGCAATCAAAGAAAGACTATCCCATATAAAACTACAAGAAAAATTAAACTCATTAAATGGTGAGTTTGCAGGAAGGTTAGTGAAGCACGTAGAGAGTGAAGAATGTTACAGAATCAGTCATTTTAGCGTTCTGAATGAAAATAGTACGGCAGAATACGCTGTTAATTATCACCCGTTTGATGAACTTTTAGAACGCGACCGCGTGAAAATTAAACACACAAGACCCGCAAGAGAATTTTTTGATGGAAGATTTATTTACTGAACATTCCGTGGATGCAACGCAACAAAAAAAGGAGGGGATTACTCCTCTCCTTCTTCTGCTAAATAAAGCAGGTCGCCGATCTCGCACCCAAAGAACATACATAACTTGGCGATTGAATCGAAATCTAGTCTTTTCGATTTATTTTTATCCATCCGATCCAACACCTGGCGACTTACGCCTGATTTCTCTTCAAGCTCAACCATAGTTCGGACACCCTTCTTGGCCATTAAAAGCCTTAAGTTGTTTTTCATTACCAACGGCATCGGACATCACCCTATCATTGTTAAATTTATCTTTATTCATTATAGGATACAAAAAGTTTTTGCACAAATGCGCAAAATAAATTATTATATCCTTTACACTTCTTATTATATCCATTACAATATGAATTATAAGAGGTAAATAGAACCAAAGGTGGTGAAAACATGGAACTTCAGTCAAAAGTAAGAACGCTGGTCGTTGATCGCGGCTATAACTCATTATCAGATTTTGCTGAGAAGAAAAAGGTGAGTTATTACCTCTTACGCCAGTTCGCGTATAACCGAGCAAATTCTCTTGAAGTTAAATTCCTCATTGAACTTTGTTCAAAACTAGATTGCGAGATTAGCGATCTGATGGTTTTGAAGAAATGATGCGCGAAACCAGAATTACATTCGGTATATAAAATAGGCTGCGCGGTTTTATTATCTCATACGTATCATTACGTGAAGGGGGGTGAGAGTTAATGGACAAGCTGGAGCAACACATTCAGCATCTTCAAGAGCAAATAGATGAAGCGCGCGGCCGTCAAGACAATAGTATGTATTTGATTTTGAGCATCCGATACCAGGAAGCAGTATTGATCAGAAACATGATGAAGGGGTGAGTGGATGAACGAGTTAATTAGCACGAATCAAAATGACAGCGGAGACATTATCGTAAGTGGTCGTGAGCTGCATGAGTTTTTAGAAGTGAATACGCAATATTCAAAGTGGTTTGACCGAATGGCTGAATACGGATTCGAGGAAGGAATTGACTTTGTAGCTGTTAGTCAAAAAAGGATAACAGTTCAGGGTAACACAACGGTATATTTTGACCACCATATGAAGTTGGATATGGCAAAGGAAATTTCAATGTTGCAACGATCCGAAAAAGGTAAGCAAGCACGGCAATATTTCTTGAAACTTGAAAAAATGTGGAACAGTCCGGAAATGGTCATGAAGAGGGCATTGGAATATGCGGATAAGAAGGTAGCGGAACTGCAATCGGCATTAGAAAAGGACAAGCCAAAAGTTTTATTTGCGGAAGCTTTAGAAACTTTTAAATCATCAATTCTTGTCGGAGAATTAGCGAAGCTGCTGAAACAGAATGGTGTGAAAAACATCGGACAAAATCGCCTGTTTGATTGGTTAAGGGATAACGGATATCTGATCAAGCGGCAAGGAGAATCTTTTAATCTTCCCACTCAGTACAGCATGGAAAACAATTGGTTCGAAATTAAAAAGAGCTCAGTTAATAATCCTGACGGCTCTGTAAGAGTAACCAAAACATCAAAGGTTACAGGAAAAGGACAAATTTATTTTATCAACAAGTTTTTAAACAACAAAGAAGCCCAGGTGCTACCAACACCGTAAGGGCCATAAAAAAACATTCTTAGTACAAGTATAGCAGATTTTAAATTAAATATACCAAAGGGGATAAAAATTCATGAAAAAAGCACTTGGAATTGTACGAAAGATTGATGAACTCGGCCGCGTCGTTATACCGAAAGAAGTACGCCGCACTCAGGGATGGGATACTGGAACGCCGATGGAAATGTTCATGTCAGCTGATGGTCTTGTAATGCGCGAATACGGTAATCCGCATGAAGAACTGGTCGGTTTGCTTGAATCAGTCGGAAGATTCTTAAAAGATGGGCCAGCACCTAAATTGGAAGAACAAGTTTCTTTGATGATTGAGAAATATAGCAAGTAAGCAGGTGATCAGATGCAAGGCTTTATAAAGCTTCAAAGGAAGATTCAAGAACATTGGATTTACCAGGAGAAAAGAAAGTTCTCCAAGTATGAAGCTTGGCTCGATATCCTCATGATGGCAAACCACAAGGACAATAAGTTCGTTCATGGTAACGATCTGGTTGAAGTCAAAAAAGGTAGCTTCATTACATCGGAATTGAAGTTGATGGAAAGATGGGATTGGGGCAAAGCCAAGCTTAGAAGCTTTTTAGAAATGCTCGAAAAAGACGGAATGATTGTTAAAGAATCAGACCGCAAAAAAACCACGATAACCATATGCAATTACTGCATTTATCATGGTTTTGAAACCGAAAGTAGACCACAAGCAGACCACGAGCAGACCACGAGCAGACCGTCAGCAGACACAAACAAGAATGATAAGAATGAAAAGAATGTTAATAAAAAGAATAAATACGCTGCGCTCGTATCTCTAACTGAACAAGAATATCAAACTCTTATTCAAGAAAACGGACAAGTTGCTGCAGATAAAATGATTCAGGAATTAGACGAGTACAAGGAAATGAGCGGAAGGAAGTACAAGTCTGATTATCTGGCTATTAAAAAATGGGTTAAGGATAAAGTCCTTAAAGAAATGAAAACGCCGATCTATCCGAAAGGAGCTCCGAATGCAAAACCAGATGAACAGCATCCTCAGGAAAGCGGGCATGTCAGACTCTTTAAATAAACCTATGCCTGTACTTTGTCCGGTATGCCAAAAAGAATATCCGATTATCCAAATTAAGCATCCGATCACTGGTGAAGATCGCTGGGTGATATGTGCTTGCCAGTGTGATATTGACAAATTGGACAGAGAGAAACAAGAGCAAGAAAACTACTTGAAGAAAAAACGCATACAACACGCTTTGCGGCTTAGCAGCTCACTTGAAGATATTCGGGCCATGACCTTTGAAAACCTGAAAATGAGAAATGGATATCAAAGTTCGGTAGATGAAGTGAAAGATGCGGTCCTTCACTTTGACGAACGAGGCAAGCAGGGGTTGTTCCTGTTCGGTGAAACTGGAAACGGAAAGAGTCATATCACAGCTGCTGGAGCAAACGCTCTGATTGAGCGAGGATATTCGGTTGTGTTCATGACAGAAAAGGATCTCTTGAACCGATTCAATTCAACAAAGAACTTTAACAACAAAGAATCCTTTTTCGAGATCATGGATGCTTGTGTGACTGCTGACCTGTTAGTTTGGGATGATTTCATGAGCTCTCAAAAGTTGAGCTTGGAAGAGAAGGATTGGATATTCCAAATTATTAACGGAAGGGAACGCGGGAATCGACCGATTTGGGCTACATCGAACTTAACTCCGCAGGAATTTGAAAGCGACGAAATCGTTTATAAATTGGATGACAAGGGACGTACATGGTGGCGCATCATCGGAAACATGAATTGCATCTATAATCGGGCGACGAATTACCGCAAAGCCAGAGCGATGGCAAAAGTGCTCGGGATCTCTATTGATGAGTACGAAAGGAAACAGGCTGATGGATCGCAATGAGAATAAAGCGATACGAGAAATCGAAAGGTCGCACATGACGGCGGTAAACGGATACACCGCATGCGAGGATATGAATCTCCGTTTCGCTGCTTACGAGGTTAAATTCCTCGACAAGATGTGGAAGGCAGGATGGTCGCTGAAAGTCATCGCCGAGAGACTGAATCGAGATCCAGATGAAATGGCCGTCTTGCTGATTTGCCGAGCAAGGAAAGGCAAGGTCAAACCTCGGGAAAGTGGAATCAACTTCTGTTAGGAGGTTAAAGGGGAGAGCGTGATGATGAATGGAGGCTTTAAAAGAAATTGAAGGTAATTTGCTGACTAAAGAAGACCTTGTAGAAAAATACGGAAAGCTTGTTTATAAACTTTCAAATAAGTTTGTTAATCGAGCACACGCTCTTGGTCTTGATCGAGAAGACATTCATTCATACGGGTTTATTGGCTTAATAAAGGCATTTGAAAATTGGGATCCAGAAAAGTTTAACGGAGATGTTAAAAAGTTCTCTACGTTTGCCGTGCCAACCATCTTGGGATATATAAAACGAACTTTGCGGGACATGAACCCAGGAGTAAAGTTTTCGAGGTCAGCTAAGGAAACAGGAATGGAGATAATCTCCAATGGATTAGAAAATGAGTCTCTGGAAGTAATAGTCGGAAAACTTTGCACAACAAAGAAAAAAGCATTGGCTGGACTTGATTACATTCGTTCTAAAACGCAATCTCTTGACGCTGTTGTTTTCGATGGAGGATCTGGCGGAGATAAGGAAACCACACTTGAACAAATGCTTGGCAAAAACGAAGATTTCACAAATGTTGAAGTTGAAGATTTTATCCAGAGTTTGAATCCTAAAGAACAAATAATCGTTAGAGCGCTTTTGCGAAATAAAACTCAATATCAAATCGGTAAAGAATTGGGTTGGAGTCAGGTACATGTTAGTCGAACTGTACGGAAAATTAGACCCAGACTTACTCAATATCTAGCCGGAGAAAACGAGGAGGACATGGACAAGAAGCGGGTAAGGATGATAGCCAATGAAATTATGGATATTCACTGCAAACCTTGTAAGAAAAAGTTGGAGTTTTACGGAAAAGGTAAAGATCCTACTGATTCGTTAAACAGATATTGCGCGGTGGAGTGCCCAGCAGGAAGGGATTTAAAGAAGCTGGGCGAGATACTGGACATCAAGAAAGAGAGTGCTCCGAAACCAAAACGCAAGAACAAAATAAAGGTGCGGGAGGAAAAGAAGATGACGGTTGTAGCTGAAAAGAAGCTGACAAAGGAATTGCTCGTGGATCTTTTAGCACAAGGCAAGAAGAACAAGGAGATCGCGGAAGAGTTCGGACTGGACCTTCCAAAGTTCTACCAGATGAAGAAGGAATGGGGACTTACGCAGCCGCGGGTAAAAACACCTCCAATCGAGAAGTTGGAAGAGCGTGTTCGAGAACAAAAAGAAACAAGTTGGCAGTCACCCCCGTTTGTTCAGGAAATGCCTAAGATTGAAGCTTTTCCTTTCGAGGAATACGAAGCTCTTAAAGCGGAAATAAACGCACTCAGAGAAGAAGCAGGAACACTGAGGGCGGATAATGGGCAACTAAAAGAACATGTTGATAGTCTTGCAGAAGAAAACAGAGATTTAAAAATTCAGATTGACGAACTGAATAACCGACCGCAGCCAGAACCGTTCAATCGAGAGCTGTATCAAGAGCTCGCTGATCTAAAAGACCAATACCGCACAACGATGAACCTGCTGGCACAATCCGGCAAAGATTATCAAGAAATGAAAGCGAAGTTTGAGGCATCCACAACATTCATCAAAGCGGTGCTGTAACCATGTTTGATGATGTTCGCGCTGTCCCTAAGCCGATGAAGCATCAGACAGAGAAAGACAAGCCTGTATTTAAAGAAAGGCGATATAACCGCAAGCGCAAGACGAAAAAGAAAGTGGAAATGTACAAGGGTGTGAAGATCCCGCACAGAAAGAGGCGCGGTGAAATATCGAAAGTAGATTACGAGAAAGCGCTGCTGCATTATGGTGGTGGGTGCGCGGAAACAGGACAAACCAACATTGAGATGCACCACATTGTATTCCGTTCGCAGGGCGGCCGCGGAGGATTCAGAAACCTTGTTCCTCTCTCGAAAGAATTCCACACCTTATGCCATACAGACCGAGCATACGCAGATTACTGGCGGGAGCAGCACAAGAAAATTTTCGGGCCGCATTACATGAAAGATGCCTATGACCTCTGGAAAGAAGGGTTGATTCATAATCCGACACCTGAAGCATTCGAGAAATTCATGCAGGGGGAACAGGGCGATGCGTAGATGGGTGGTAAGCAAAACAGTTGCCAGTGTAGATCACGAACGCTTGCAGCTGATCGTCATTCATCCAGAAGTCGATGACAAGGTGGCGGTAAAGAAAGAACACCGCGGGCGCTTTTACGAACGTCATCTGATAATAGGCAATAGAAACCCATTTTCCAGTGTAGTCAATATAGAGGGGAACAGACAAGGGGAACACGCATGATAAAGATTCTTGAATTATTTGGCGGCATCGGTGCTCCAAGAAAGGCGCTTATCAACCTTGGGATAGATCATAAATCAATTGACTATGTGGAGATTGATGAAAAGGCAGTTCGAGCATATAACGCTCTGTATGATAACCGTCATCGGGCGCAGTCGGTGGTTGGCTACAGTTTAAAACCGGACATCCTTGTACATGGTTCGCCATGCCAAGACTTTTCCAGAGCTGGCACAAGACTTGGAGGAAAAGACGAGGATAAAACACGCAGCTCGCTCATGTGGGAGACGTTGAAAATCATCGAGAACATGGGCGCTTGGAAACCTAGAGTGGTAGTTTGGGAGAACGTTAAAGGGGTGCTCGATAAAGATATGATTCACTCCTTTAGCAAGTACCTCGCTGAAATGAGCAGACTGGGATACACCAACAGCTTTGAAGTTCTAAATGCGATGGATTTCGGAATGCCTCAGAAAAGGGAGAGAGTCTTCACAATTTCGACCCTCAGTGGTGAAGTATTTGATTTCAGCCGGCTAAAACGAAAACCGGCACGACATATCAGCGAATTGCTGGAGACGGACGTGACGGAAGAACAATACATGATCAAGATCCCAAGCATGCTGAACCGCATCAGGGAATACGCACCGCCGAACATGAACTATCGCTTTTTGGATGTAATTGAATCACATTGCTGGACCATCAGTACTCGACAGGACCGCAGCCCGAATGCCGGCATTGTCCCGATTGAAGGGGGATACCGGTATCTAACAGAGAGGGAATGCTGGCGCCTCATGGGATTCGATGATGAGGATTTCAAGGAAGTGCTCAAAGCATATCCAGGAGCGCCGAACAAGCGCAATGCCACATTATACCGACTGGCCGGCAACAGCATCGTAGTGAACGTCCTGGAAGCGATATTCGAAGTGCTGTTGACGGAAGCGGTCACAACTTAATCTGGGAGGGTAACAATGAACATTCCAGTCGGACTTGTAGACGAAAATGGAAAAATACATTACATGGTGATGCGAGACAAATTCCTTTCTGACCTGAGTGTAATGCTCAGGCAGGAAGGAATCACACCAGTTCATACTTCCGATGATAAAGGCAATTTGAAAACGTATCAGGCACAAGCGGTCATATTGATGTCAAAGGGCTGTAAAGGACACATGATGTTTATTCCGGACAAAGACTGATCTGGGAGGGATAAGGATGTACAAGTGTGAAAAGTGCGGAGACAAAGGGATATTCAAAGGAAAATTATTCTCGGTGTACTGTAGCTGTCCAGCAGGCAAAAATAAACGAATTGAAATCGGCTGGCTGAAAACAGCTCCACAAAGCAATTATGATCTGCATAACATCGTAGAAGTTACCGTACAGATCAACGGCAAAGAAGTGAAGAAACAGATTGAAACGAAATCGCATGAAGATAGCTGGATAAATCCAGTCAACTGGAGATACCACAAAGCGAACAGGGACGTACTCATTGACTTGGCGCTTATGACGGGTGACAGGAAATGGTTTGATGAACTAACAACAAACGGAGGTAATGAATAATGGGTGAAATATATGAAACTTATTTAGTTACAACTAGCGACAGTGAAGTTTATGAATATGGATCACTTGAAGCTGCGGAAAAAGCTTTTCAAGAAATGAAAAGTGACTACGACGATTTTACTGGCGATGAAAGGCTGACCTTGTCAAAAGTGATTAAGGTTGCATATGTCGTTGAAGATAAAGAACGGATGAAAAAAGAAAACCCGAAAGACAGTGGATATGATGGGTGGGTTAAATGGGAGGAACAACAATGCTAAATAGAGTCGTATTGGTAGGAAGATTAACGGCTGATCCGCAACTCAAATACACGCCAAATGGAGTGGCTGTAGCAAACTTCACACTTGCGGTCAACCGCCCATTCTCCAATCAGCAGGGTGAAAAGGAAGCTGATTTTATCAACTGTGTGGTGTGGCGAAAACCGGCTGAGTCAGCCTCGCAATATCTTAAAAAAGGTTCACTTGCTGGAGTGGACGGAAGAATGCAGACACGCAGCTACGACAACAATCAAGGCCAGAGAGTCTACGTGACAGAAGTAATGGCAGAGAGCGTGCAGTTTTTGGAGCCGAGGAATCAGCAATCCGACAATAGCCGTTCAGACAGCGCGAATCAAAGGAACCAGCAACAGCAGCAAAGGCAAAATGAACCGGATCCATTCGCTGGCGGATCGATAAGTATTTCTGACGAAGATTTACCTTTTTAGAAAATGTTACCAAAAAACGAACAGTTCATATGTGACGATTGCAATCTCATTTTTCAAGTGTTTGGCATCGGCATCGTGAAACGAAAAAGCGTGTACTGCCCGAAATGCGGAGAGCGCTGGGAAACGAGAGTATACGAATCCACCGGAAAAGGTACACGAGGCCGGCAAGGGTGGAAAGACTTTAAGCCGGATGAAATCGTGGTATTAAAACGCTGCCTGTCAGGGGAACTTGCTCCGCATCAGGCAGCACTCCTATTAGGACGAAATGCTAATTCGATACGGATCAAGCTTCACCGCATGAGAAACGGCACACCTGCACCATCGGAAAATACATGGAAGGACAGCGAGGTTGCCGTACTCCAGAAAGCGATTAGAGAGGAAACGCACCTGCGAGAAGTAGCAGCGCAATTAAACCGCACTTACGATTCTGTAAGGCAGAAAGCTAGGAGGATGAAAGGGTGAATGATGAAGAAAAAGGATTATTAATTGCTGACATAAAAGCACAAGTCATCAAAGAACTAACAGGTAAAGACTTCAGAGTAGCTCAAGACAACACGAAAGCCCTGAATGTAGTTTATCAAAAATACAGAAAGGCTTTATATGACAAATATGGTGTCGGTACTTGGGCTGTGGCGTGGGATTGTGTAAGAAAACTGGCTGTTTTTAAACTTGGTAAACGTTATGTAAGAGATTTGTTGCCAAGTGAAGAGGATCGTGCAGCTGAATTTGCAGAAGCGTTATTAAATCAATTGCTGGAGGATGAAAACATTGAATCTGAAACCGCTATTTGAAAAACAGCAGGAATTAAGGGACCGCATTAATTACCAGGGGGCGGACAGGTTTGAAAAGCTTGTCCTGGCTCTTTTAGTCGAGATTGGCGAGTGTGCGAACGAGTGGCGCGGGTTTAAATTTTGGAGTACGGATCAGGAGCCGAGGACATTCGCAAAGACTACAAATGATCCTAATGGTGGTTTTACAATTAAGAACCCACTCCTAGAGGAATATGTGGACGGATTGCATTTTGTTTTAGAGTTGGGACTAGAGCATGAATTTGATCCGGATGGGTTGGCGATAGAAGAACTTAAATTCAGTTCTATCACAAGACAATTCACAGCGTTATTCCAAGTTGATTGGGATGTGTATGAAGAAGGGCAAGGTGGTTATTATCACGAAGGATTAGAACTTTATATCGGTTTGGGCGAAATGCTCGGTTTCACCTGGAAACAAGTAGAGGCAGCATACATGGAAAAGAACGCGGTCAATCACAAGCGCCAGGAGGATGGATACTGATGAATAAACAAGACGAAATCCTCACGCTGATCCGCAAGCAAGAAGCTGAAATCGAGCAGCTGCTGGAAACAAAAAGCAAAGAAGAACCTGGCAGCACATTGTACATCGTGGCAGAGCGTGTGGCACTGGCTCATCAGGTATTTATCGAAGAATTGAGGACGATTTTATGACTTTGGATGAAAGAAAGAACATGATCTCCATCCTCCATTTCCGCACAGGGCAGCCAGAACACGTATTTGAAAAGATGAGCGATGAGGCACTGGAAAGAGAATATCAGATTAGGTGCGAGCGATGATTGAATTCACCGTACTGGGTGAGCCTGTAAGCCAAGGGAGAGCGAGAGCCTCTTCCTTTGGCGGCAAGGTGAGAATGTATGACCCGCAGAAATCGAAGGACTACAAACACTATCTCCGATTAGCCGCAAGTGAGCATGCGCCAAAATCTCTCTTAGAGGGCGCTTTGCAACTAGAGGTAAGAATATACCGCCCGATTCCGAAAAGCTTCAGCAAGAAGAATCAGAAGCTCGCTGAAGAAGGTGTAATAAGACCAGTGAGTAAGCCGGATGCTGACAATTACTTGAAGATTGTTTCCGATGGTTTAAATAAAGTGTTGTGGAAAGATGATTCGCAGATCGTGAGTGTACAAGTTTCCAAGTTTTATAGTGAACGGCCAAGAATCGAAGTGAAGGTGGAGGAGCTTAATGACAAGAACATTGGTGATAAGTGATATTCACGGCTGCTATGAAGAACTAGAACTTTTGTTAGAAACGGCTAATTACGATTCAAAAAATGATCAGCTTATTTTCCTTGGTGATTATGTAGATCGGGGGCAAAGTAATCGAGAAGTCGTAGATCTAGTAAAGCGTCATGTTTACAACAACGGGGCGGTAGCTCTGAGAGGAAATCATGATCAAATGTTTTTAGATTGGCTGGACAACCCTGTAATGCATTCGTTCTTGTACAAGATAAACGGTGGAGGGTCAACGGTAGCCAGTTATTTAGGAATCAGTGAGGAACAAGTTGATTTTCTTACTTGGTCGCCAAGTCGCGTGTTGGATTATGCGCAAGAAATTATTGAGAATTATGATGAAGAAATCAGATTTTTAAAAGCTCTGCCGTATTATCATGAAGACGATAATCACATTTACGTCCATGCGGGAATTAATCCTTTGATGGATGACTGGAAAAAAACAAGTGAGCAAGAGTTCATTTGGATTAGAGAACCATTTTTATATAACTCACATAATCACGATAAAACAGTTATTCATGGTCATACACCTTGTATTAACTTGCATCAAAAGCCTGGCATTTACTTTGGGGACAAAAAGATTGGCATAGACGGTGCGTGCGCATACGGGTATCAGCTGAACTGCTTGGTTATTGACGAAATTGGTTATGATTCGGTTTCGGTAAAGAAGCTGGACCGAATTAAGGCGAAATAATGTCCGCTAAATGGTTAGACAACCACATTGCTGAAATCAAGAAATGCCAAGCGCAGCTGAATGAGGTAGCAGAGGAAAATCATGTACACCGTATATCCGTACTATCCCGCATGCTCATTTTCATCGGCAAGGTGTCTGCTGAACTGTCAGAGGAATACAAGAAGATATATGCCAGACGGAAACAGGTGCATGCAGAAGCGTACATTGCCGCAACGAAGAATAAGGCAGCTGAGGCTGAACTGGCTGTCGTTCAGTTGAGACTGGATGAAGCAGAAGCATACGGCAGCATGAAACGATGGAACAATGCCTTTGAAAGTACGAAGGAAGAGATCAACGCACTCAAGTATAAAGTGAAAGTAAATATTGAGGACGGATCGAATAGGGGGTAATCATGGGCATAACCTATGAAACGAAAATACAATGTGATTTCTGCGGAAAGAAGGATGAAGAAGTAAAGGCCGTTGTTGTCGGTATTAATAAGTCGTGTATATGTGATCAGTGTGTGGAAGTCGCGGCAAAATTTCTTTCTGAGGATGATAAGGAGAAAGGCGGTAGCTGATGGGGCAAATGGAACTGATAGACCGCACATTAAGCAAACGTGCAAAACGTGAAGTAATGCGCCTCATGCGCTCATACGGCACACTGGAAGCCATCATAAAGAGCATGAGCGTGGATTTACCGGAACAATCTATGACTGTAAACTACAACCCGTCAGAAGCGCAGAGAAGTAATCAATTCAACAGCGGAGTGGAAAACATCGTGGTCATGAGAGATTCCCTGTTGCAGAAGAAGATACAAAAAGAAAAGCTCGATATCATTTACGAATCTGTACACGATGACCAGCGCAAGATGTGGGATCTGCGGTTCATTCAGGATTACACCGATGAGCAGACGATGATCCAGATGAACCTGACAACAAACCGGAAGAAATACTTCAAGGAAAAGTATGAGCTGATGGGCATGATAGCGGATGCGTTTTATCTGTGGTAGAAAACAAAAAATGGGAGGTTTTAATTATGGGAAATAAGAAGGGTATTGAGAGATTAGATGGGTTTCATTTCTTTGAGTTTAAGCATCCTTATTACGCACTAATAAAATCAATCAACCCAGAATTTGCGGTAAAGTTGTATGAAGAGCAAGTGGCAGCTGGTGAAAATCAAAACGACGTAAGACAAAACATGAAAGAAGTCGATAAGTTTTATGCGCTCGGAAAATTCTACAATTCGTATTATTGCGAACACCCGGGTCTCGAACAGCATAACGAAACAATGGAAGAATACTTCGAGTACATTCTCAAAGAAGAGTCTGGTGTCATGTTATTAGACGGATCGTTTTTATAAGGGGGAGCAAGCGATGGTAAAAACTTATCCAAAAATGAACGAAACCATCAAAGACCTGCTGAAAATGAATGAGGAGAACCAAGTGCACGCTTATGCTGTAGCAAGAATTGAGGAACTGGAAGAAGAGAACAAGCAGCTGCGCATTCAACTTAACTGTTACGAATAAACGTATACTTTTTGAATACTAATCGTATACAAATTACAACAGATTCCCTGATAAGATGATATTAACCACATATCTAGTATGTAGATTATAAAACCACCTTTTCTCGTAGGATCGGGGCTATCCCGGTCGGTCAGTGTGTGAAAGCGCATTGCCTTAAAGCGAGGGGAAGTGGTTTTTCTATTGTGGTACATAGAGGGGAGGTGTCACCGCGCCTTCTTCTTCTGACTTAAAAGAAGGAAATTGTTTCCTCTTGCCGAATGACATTATCGGGAGGAGGTGACTGAAATTGAAAATAGCTAAGCTAGATATGAAAATTCTTGGTGAAAAGGCTGTTGCGATGGCATTAGCTGCACATCTTGCAAAACATAAAAAAGTTTCTTCGACAGCAAAAGATTACATAATGCCCGGAGAAGATCATCCTGAAGCGATGTTTATGAGAGATTTATTCGCATTGACTACCGAAGAAATTATAGATAAGTGGTTTGACGGTTCAGAAAACGCTGACGACTTAATCTATAGCAAGAAATAACATTAAGGGCATCCATTTTTCAGATGGATGCTTTTTAATTTGCTCTCTGTAAACTAGATTCCAGTAAGCCTTTAAGGAATGAGCCGGGTCTCGGACAGTGCAGGGTCGCAACCTGCCTTAAAGCATGGGTCTAGTTTAGAGTGGAGTAAAAACGCGGTGGCGGAATAGGTAGACGCTAATCATGGATAGTATCACCCAAAAAACGGGTCCACGAAAGAGACATGAAAGGTGCAAATCCTTTCCCGCGTTCTTTAAAAAAAGGGAACACAAGCCATTTAGGGGCGAGTGCAGGCGGATGACGAGATGGGTTAGGCCGCAATCAATTTGGCAGTTTATTCACTGCCTATAATCAATAACAGCTTATCCCCCTGTTGTTGGTTATAGAGAGTGAATAAATAACAAAAACCCCTCTTTACAGAAGGGTCTTTGTTAACTCGATGTACGCAGTGATCAATTGAATAATCAAAACGTGCTCAACGAGAGAATCAGATTTTCGCTGATTCATAGGGCACCTCCCTCTTACGCAATGCGTATGTAAATGGGTGCTCCCTATTTTCCCTGCGGGAGTCTTTTAAAGGTCAATTTACTATAACAAATTCCTAGCGTGGAATCTACTAAAATTTTCTAATTAACATTGGACTGCTGTCGAAAATGAGCAAGTTTGAAAATCGGCTAAACCGGCATATGCTATAATAATTCAAAAATGGAATTATTAGGGGGATATGTCGTGAAGAAGCTAATTACAGCGGCTGCGCTTTTATTAATGCTTACTGGATGTGTAGAGGGTACAACAAAGGAAGATTACGAGAAGCAGGTCCAGGAACATGCAGAAAAGAAATCGGTTAAAGTTCCTGAGTATGAAATCAAGAACGATCGCATGGATAAGAACGGCACTTACTATGTTGACTTCATCACGAAAGCAACAGATGAAAAACAGTTAAAAATGTTAGTTCGCCACGCTGCCGGCATCAAGAAACAAACCGATGCTGTATTCGTTCAGATATGGAATGATGAAAAGGTAATCGCTAATGCAAAAATGGCGGTGACGGAAAAAGGAACAGCGCTAACCGGACTGGATGAAGTAGGTAAGATTGAATTCAATAGAGAGTAAACAATGAGCCATCTCCTAGCGAGGTGGCTTTTTATATAGGGAGGTAAAAGGGGATGACGTAATGCCAAGAGCAAGAGATCCGAACAGAGATAAAGCCAGGGAGATATGGGAAGCGAGCAAAGGGAAGAAGAAGCTCAAAGACATTGCAGCTGATTTAGGGGTATCGGACACTCAGATACGGAAGTGGAAGAGCCAGGACAAATGGGAACAAGGGAAAGGTAACGTTACTAATTCGAAAAGGAACGTTACTAATGTGAAAAAGTCTGGAGGTCAACCGGGCAATAAAGGAAATCAGAATCCTGTTTCTAAATTCCCGAAACGCAACAAAGCTGCCGAGAAACACGGTATTTTCTCGAAGTATCTCCCTCCTGAAACATTGGAGATTATGGAATTGGTAAACAATCGTTCTCCGGCGGACTTGATATGGGATCAGATTCAAATACAATACGCAGCAATCATTAGAGCACAACACATTATGTTTGTAGCAGACAAAAATGATATGGCAAAAGAAAGAAGTCAAGTTGGTTGGGGAGACAGTGGCTCGGATAAATACGACATTCAATTTGCTTGGGATCGTCATGCTACTTTCTTAAATGCCCAGTCCAGGGCAATGTCCGAGTTAAGAGGGTTAATTAAACAATTCGATGAAATGGCTCATGTCCATGATGAACGCAGGTTGAAGCTCGAGCAGATGAGATTGAATATCGAAAAGACAAAGGCCGATATCGATAAAGCTTCCGATGACGACAAGCCGATTGAAATCATCATCAAACGAAAGAGTCAAACGTGATGGAAAAAGAGATCAATCCGCGTTTCGATGAATTTTTGTTTGACTGGAGCACTAAATTCCAGTTTCTTGTGGGCGGTTACGGGTCATCAAAATCATATCATGTTGCTCTCAAACTAATCATGAAGCTGCTGCAGGAGAAGCGAACCGCGCTTGTTGTAAGAGAGGTTTACGACACACACCGAGACTCTACATTCTCGCTGCTGGAAGAAATCATAATTGACCTAGATTTAGACAGTCGGGTCAGGTGCATATCTTCACCTATGCAAATCCGTTTCCCCAATGGTAGCAAAATCATATTTAAAGGGATGGATAAGCCAGCCAAGTTAAAATCCATTAATAACATTTCTATCGTGTGGTTGGAAGAGTGCTCAGAAATCAAGTATGCCGGATTCAAGGAACTGTTGGGGCGCCTTCGACATCCGACTCTTAAACTGCACATGATTCTATCTACAAACCCAGTGAGTAAGAATAACTGGTGTTACAAACATTTCTTTAAAGATGAAAAAAAGAAATACTTCGTATTAGACGATGAAGAACTGTATAGGAAGAAAACAATCATTATAAATAATACCTACTACCATCACTCTACAGCGGATGACAACCTGTTCTTGCCGCCTGAATACATTGAGCAACTGGAAGAACTAAAGACACATGATCCAGACTTGCACCGGATTGCTCGCAAAGGTGAGTTCGGTATTAATGGGTCGCGAGTATTCCCTCAGTTTTCGGTTGCGGCGCATGAAGAAGTGATGGACCATATCCAGAAGATTGAACGACCTTTGAAAAGAAGTGGGATGGATTTTGGTTTTGAAGATTCCTATAATGCACTATTGCGGGTAGCGGTAGACAGGAAGAACCTTATCCTCTACATCTACTGGGAATATTACAAGAATAAAACGACAGATGACGTGACGGCCGAGGAGATCATTGAGTTTCAAAAGAACCGAGAAGAGATCCGTGCGGATTCAGCGGAACCAAAAACCATCGCTTACTACAGCCGAAAAGGATTCAGGATGCGTGGCGCAAAAAAATTCCAAGGGTCAAGGCTGCAGTATACCAAGAAAATAAAGCGATTCAAAAAGATTATTTGCTCTGACCGCTGCGTGAACACAATCGAAGAGCTGAAATACTTAACATTTAAAATCAACCGAGAAGGTGAGATGCAGGAAGATGAGTTTAACATTGACCCTCACACATTGTCGGCTATTTGGTATGCGCTTGATGATTATGATGTAGTGGATTTAAAACGAGCTTATTGACGGAAGAAGGTGATAACGTGATCGAATGGAATGAATGGAGCGAAAAAGTTATTGAACGGGAGCACGGTAAGATTTATTTTTACCGCGAACTATACGAAGGCAACCACTCTCAAATCTTTTCTCGGGCGAAAGACCTGATAGAAAAGGGAGAAATCGTTGATATCATCGGTGAGAAGCAAATTAAGACTATTAATGTTCGAAGTCCATATATCGTCGCAAACATCTGCAAATTGATACCGGAGATCCCTGCGACTCTTGTGTCCCGATCAATCGGAAAGATTAAGTCATCAATTAAATCGACAGACGAGCAGAACGAGGCCGCGAATGAATCTAGTGACGAAATCATTGACGGTCCAAGAGGAGACGCTGCTGATAATCGTATTGAAAATCTTCAAGACGAAATTATCCAGCAAATCGCAAAGAACAGCAACCTTCGCTTTGAACACTGGTCCAATATCGTACAGCATCAGGTAGATGGTGGTATTGTAGCTGTGCCGTGGAAGGATGAACGAGGCATACGAATTGATTTTAAGAAGAGGGACGTGTACTTTCCGCACGAGGATGGCCTTGGAGCTGATTTAGCTTATGACAGAAAGATAGCCGGTCATGATTACCTGCATGTATATCGTGAGCGATGGGATAAAACAGATCTCGAAACAGAACATATGCTTTTTCGGGTTAAAGAGGGCAATAGGACTGAACCGGTTGAAGATGCAGAAGCTATAGAACTATTGGGGCTTGAACAGCTCAAAACGATCTTTATGGGCAGATCACGCCCATTTATTCAGTATTGGGCAAACGAAAAAACGATGAGCTTTCCATTGGGCACATCTGCATTAAAAGGGCAGGAGAGCAAACAAGAAGAAATCAACTGGACGCTTACAAGAGCGGGAATCACGTTTGAACGTAATGGAAAACCTCGGTTAACGGTGCCGCAGAAAACGTTTGAAGAGGCGCAGGATAAAGCATATGAGCGATATAAAAACGAAAATCTGATTGACCACAGGGATTTCGAAATCACCACATACGATGAACAAGGAAAAGCACTCGCTCTCGTCCAGATTGATACGACGAAGATCGGTGACATGACATGGGTAAAAGAATTGGTTCAAGCCATGTTGATTGAAACCAAGACGTCTCAAAAAGCAGTTGATTTTTATATGGACGGTGGAGCGCCGGCACAATCGGGCGTGGCAAAATTTTATGATCTGTTTGTCTCTATCATAAAAGCAGAGAATATCCAGGCTGAATATATTTACTTGTTGCAGCAGTTGTTTGAAAGCTGTCTATGGTTGGCGAACCAAGATGACCCCGCCATAATAATTGAGGAACCGGAAATCACACTGAATGGAATGATGCCGGTGAACCGTAAGGAACTGGTGGAAGAGAACAACAAAGAGTATACAGATGGCACAGCAAGCCTTGAAACGACCGTTCGGAGGAATAACCCTCACGCATCAGAAGAATGGATTCAAGAGGAACTGGCACGCATTGAAGAGGGCGCTCAAGGTGATGACACGGTTTCGCTTTTAGCAGGCAGGCAGACATTAGGAAACCTGCAGGATAACCGAGATAAGGAGCTGGTCACAGAAGATGATGAAGAAGTTGATGAAAATGTTTAAGGGGTACGACTTCTGCGGCCAGAACGGTCACCGGTTCGACGGCAAGTCAAATAACTGTTTAGGCTGCGGTGTGTGGTTGAGGAAGAAGTAAGGGGGTTCTAACATGAACCTAGATAAGTTGCTGCTTCATTTTTCTGAGGTCATGGAAGATATATTCGGGCAAGTGAACAATGTGAATGATCTCTTAAATGACAAAAAGAAAATGAAGCTGATTGAATCCATCTTTGAATCCTTAGATCGGCTGGGTATGACCGTCACACAGGTGGTGCCAAACCAAATTAAAGACAGTTACTACGAGGGCATCCAAGAAGCTTCGGTTGCTCTTCAGGAGCTTGTGGCCACGTCGGCTGAAATAACAGCGACTGTCACAGCTGCTGAAATGAGTGCGGTAATCTCAGGTGTACTCGCTGCTGAACCATCAAAGGTGCAAAAGAGAATCCATCTTGAAGCACTGTCTGAGATTGCAGATGATACTTTGCTCGATCTTCAGGCGGCGATTCGAACCGCAAAAAAGAACGCTAAGATAACCATTGAGAAAACGCTAAATGATGTCCGGTCAACCATGGCGAAAAACCTGATTACGGGTGACCCAAGAAAAGTAGCTGCACAAGAAGTGGCGCAGGCGTTCGCGAAGAATGGACTTACCTCATTCGTCACGAAAGATGGGAAGAAGCTGCCACTCGACTTTTACGCACGCACCGTGGTGAACACGAAAATTCGCGATGCTCATGTAAAGGGTTCTAACCAGCGGTATACCGAAGCGAAAGTGGGACTGGTGCAGATCCATGAGAACAGCACCACATGCCCCATTTGCTCGAAGTACCGGAATATGGTCGTATCTCTCACTGGTGAACACGAAGGATTCAAGTCTCAAAAAGAAGTTAAGCTGCCACCATATCATCCGAACTGTCATGGAACAACCAGGCCATATGTCGAAGCGTTCAAAACGGATGAAGAACTGCAGCAAGAAAGAGACAAATGGAAGAAGTGGGAACCTGAGAAGGACACACGAACACCCGCACAGCGTAAAGCGTATGAGAAGGAACAGGAGATCCGCAGGAAAGCGAATCAAGAAAAGAAAGCTTACGCTAATATGGTCATGGCGCTCGGTGATAAAGCACCAAAGACATTGGGAGCTTATCGCAGGATGAAGCGGCAGAACACCATTAAGTTTCAGGAACTGCAGGATGAATACAGAAGTACACTGAGAGGCTGAATAAGCTTCTTTTTTCTTGTCCAAACCTGATGACGCTAAAAGCTGGAATAGTCCTGGTGGCTATAAGGAGGAATTAGCTTGATGCTAAAAAAACAACAAATGTCATTCAGCCATATGCTACGTCTTAATCTTCAATTCTTCTCGGAACCGCCTTCGGAACCGCCTGCAGGTGATCCACCGCCGGCAACGGATCCTCCAGCAGCGGAACCGAAAATGTATGATGAAGATTACGTCAAAAAGCTAAGGGATGAAGCGGCAGGGTACCGCACCAAATTGAAAGGGTTAGAGACCCAATCAAAAACGAGTCAGGAAGATTTGATAAAGAAGGTGTTTGAAACCTTTGGAATCAACCCGGACCCGAACTTGGAATTTGAAAAGCAGCTGAACCAAGCTAAAACGCAGGCTCAGGTAGCCGAGCAGAAGGCGAACGAAAAGCTGATTAAGGCCGAGGTGAAATACACCGGAGCCGAACTTGGAATCGTTGACCCAGATGTCGCTTATCTCCTTATAAGGGATAAAGAACTGACGGTGAAAGAAGATGGATCGGTGACAGGGGTAAAGGAAGCGCTTGAGGCACTTCTTGCAGAAAAACCATATCTAGCGAGTGGCGTTGCACCTGCAGAACCTACTGAACCAACCAAGCCAAACCGTTATATCCCGGGTTCACGTCAACCGGGCAACGATCAACGCAAAGAAGATAAGCGCAACAAAGGCGCAGAACGTGCCAAACAGCGTCATAAAAAGGAGGAATAGAACGTGAATCTTAAGCCAAAAACAGATTCTATCACAGTTCAAAACGAGATCTTGAAAACGACTCAGGGACTCATCTTTAAGGTGGGCGGGTTGACATTGGATGCAGCTCTTTTCCCAGCTGGCATCGTTAAAGCAGGCACGCCGGTGTCATTGAAGACATCACCTGCAGATGGCAGAGCTAAGCCGTGGGCAGATGCTGACACTGGTACACCGTATGTAACGACACACGATGTTAAGGTTGAAGCAGGAGCTGATACGGTTGTCGGCGGTTTTGAAGAAGCGTATTTCAATAAAAATAAAGTAACTCTTTCAGCTGCATTCCTAACTGCTGCCGGAAGCCGTTACAAAGTACGATAAGGGGGACTAAGACATGCCATTACACTTGGATGAATTTCAAAAAGAAGAATTCCTCGGTTACGTTGAGAACGTACCGGCTGCGAAAGATTACCTGCTTCGTTCCTTCCTGCCTAACAAGCAGATGGACGATCTTGATTTCACGTACAACATTTTTAACGGGAAATACACAAAAGCTGCAAAGGTTACAGGCCTGAATGCTGGCGCTCCACTGCGTGATAAGCAAGGCATTGACAAGGCGATGGGTCAACTTGCAAAGATTCAGACGTCTTTCCGTCTTGATGAAAGAGAAATGTTCCGTTTTAACAACCCGCGCAACACTCGTGAAGCTGAAGGTGTAGTCAATTACATCTACGAAGAAGTGGATGATCTCGTCAACTCTGTGTATGACACAGAAGAGTGGATGCGTGCTCGTGCTCTTTATCATGGCGGTTTTGATTACAACCAGGACGGCGTGGTCATTAAATTTGATTACAACATTCCTGGAGCGAACAAATTGACAGCTACGACTGCGTGGAGCGATCAAGTCAATTCAAATCCACTGACAGATCTTCGTGCAGCTGTTAAACAGTTCCGTGCGGCCAACAAGAACAGGAAGCCGGTTGTCATGCACATTTCTGAAGCAGTTGAAGCTGACCTTCTTGCTAACCAGCAAATCAAGCTTCAAATCCGCGGTGAGGTCGATAAACGACTTATCACGAGCTCTGACCTTCAAAATGTGTTCTCATCTCTCGGTTTGCCGCCTTATCAAGTACAGGACGACATGATTGACATTGATGACGGAAACGGAGAGCAAGCTCTTCTTCCTGAACGTCGAATCGTGTTCCTTGGTCAGGATCTTGGTTTCACAGGCATTGGCCCAACAGTTGAAAAGAACTGGGAGTCTGGCATTTATGTCGTGACGAAGATTCAAGAAACTGATCCGCCAATGCAAGCTGTATTTGTAGGTGAAACAGCCTTCCCGGCATTCCAACGTCCATCTGCTGTTGTTTGGCTGAACGTTTAAGACAGGGCTTAACCACCCTGTCTATTTTTATTAATTAAAAGGAGGGGCTATCATGCCTAAATATACTGCGAATGAATACCTGGTTCACAATGGAGAAATCGTACAAAGCGGTTCGGAAGTGGAATTGACAGCTGAACAAGCAGAACGACTCGGAGATAAAGTCTCTGAATCGGCTGAAACTGAATTGAAATCTAAGAAGGTCGATGAGCTCAAGGAACTGGCTGAAGCAGCTGGCATTGAAGGGTTCAGCAGCATGAAAAAAGACGAACTGGTGGAAGCTCTTACAAAAGCAGAGTAGGTGACTCCTATGTTTGAAACAGTCAACGAATATCTGGGCAAGTTGAACAACGCTGAAGCATATGCGGCGCTCGATGAGCCTGGGAAGGTGAAGGCGGTCTTTTCGGCCGAGGAACTATTGAAAGACCACTTCCCTCCTTCCTCTTTATCCGATCGTGTAATAGCACTCCAAGTGCTCTACATGCTCGAAGGGGAAGATGAGGAATTCTCGAAATATAAGCGGCATGGCGTGAAGAGTTTTTCAACCAAAGGGATTTCGGTAACTTTTGAAGGCAGCGGCATTTCTCCTGATGTGATTACCATTCTACGTCCATCACGAGCAGGAATCGGTCGGTTGATATGAGACCCCCGATGAGGCAAAAGGTCACGCTGATGGTCCCTATGACTACACCTGATGGGAAGGTCATTAAGGATGATTATGGACGGCCTAAGTTATCGGCTCGTGAGGTAAAAGCACGTGTCCAGAAGACGGTTCGGGTCATTAAAGGAGCAGACGGCACCGAAAAGGAAGCATCACTTGAAGTGGATCTCATGCCAGACATTAACGTAGTAGAAGGCACAGAGATTCAGTACAAGGATGTCTTTGATGTACTTACAAAGGGTGCTGTCATCGCTGTCAATGAATCAACGAATCTAGCGGGAACAAAAGTGTTCTTCAGGACGGTTTACATTGGCTAGGGACGATGTATTGCGTATTGAATGGGACGGCTTACAGGAGCTCGAGCAGCTGTTTGACAACATGAACGAAGAGTTCGAAAAAATCCTTTTGGAAGAATACTCTCAATACGGAAAACTGGTGGAAGAAGGAGCCAAAGCGCTTGTTCATAAAGACACTGGTGATCTTGAGGAAAGCCTTAACTTCGGCCAAGCTCAGCGAGAAGGCAATTTAGTTGTCGTAGAAGGCGGTTCCAACTTGCCATATGCTTTAAAACAGCATGAGTCTCCTAAAAAGGGCGGCATACGAGCCAAGTATGATAACGGTGCCAAATTCGAGAACTTCTATAAAGATGGACTTGGAGAAAAAACAAGGGCAAAGCCTCCGTGGAGGGGGTTTAAGCCCGGCCGCAAGTTTCTTCAAAATGCGATCAACGCGACGAAAGAAGATTATGACGAGATGAACAAACGAATTTTAAAACGGACGTTAGGAGGCGGCAGAGGATGATCCAGCGTTATCTCAAAGACTTGTTAAAAGAAAAGATTCCTTCACTTGAATGGTCAATCGATTATTCTACCTCTGACGACCACACTGGCGCCGTTTATTATGAGGGTGGGTTACCACCTGATCAATACGAATCAAAAACACGTTATCCGCAATATATGGTCTATATCCAATCCTCCGACTGGCGTATGGCCGGCGAGCATGCGGAAAAGGCATATCAGACATTGAACGGCTTGGTAAATTTCATTGTAACTGAAGATATATACGATGGTGAGAACGTAGTAGGTCAGCGAACCTATCACGTTCTTTTTATTCGTGCAATGGCTGAGCCAAACCGCATTGGTGTGGATGACGGTGTCATGGAATACAGCATTAATTTTCAAGCAATTTTAAGGGAGGTATAAGGAATGCCGGAAGTATCGAAAATTCCGTTTGGCTTAGCCGATATTACAATCGGTGAAGGCGCAGACATTATTAAATTTGACGGAAAAGAAAATTTGCAGGCAGAAGGTGGAGAGGTTTCAATTTCTCCTATCCTTGAAGAAATGAAGATCGCTGATTTCGGCGATTCGACGTACGATGAATACGTAAACGGGTATGAGGGCGAAGTTAAGATTATCGCTGCCAAACCGACTATCAAGCTCATGCAGCTGGCGATGAGTTATGCGGATGCTATTACGGATACTACCACTAGTGAAGTGGTCGGTCTGATGGACTCCAAAATCGGCACGTCAATGCGTGACCGTGCAAAGAAAATCACAATTCACCCTCGTGTAATGGGCACTGACAAATCACTAGATATCAACCTTTACAAGATGGCGGCAGTCGGTGAGCTCACTAGGGCTTACGAAAATGCACAAGGTAACCTCGAGATCACGCTCAAGCTTTACCCGCGAGATGGGTTTGATGCGAATAAGCCAGGAAACTTCTTCTATATCGGACCAAAGGACCCAAACGTAGTGACCCCTTAGATAGTTTTATGAGCCCGTATATGTTTGCGGAGGAGCAATACTAACTAAGGGACAAGGAAAGGACTGGATAACACCGGTCCTTTTTTATTTTGATAAAAGGAGCAACCAAATGCCTACTAATATCTCATTAAAAATCAAAGAAAATCATGGCGGCGAAGAAGTAGTTACCACGCGCCAGTTTACCATCGAGGACATTTCACTCGACCAATTCAACCAATTAATGGTGGCAACAAAGGACATTATCCATCAATTGAAAGATGATCATGCTTTAAAAGCGGTCATAGACAACATTTTCAGCGGTATTGAAGACGAAAATAACGAGCTGGCTATGGATTTAGTGAATCATTTAGTCAACTCTTTTGAAACTCTCGCTGTTTCCATGCCGGAACAAGCGACAAGATTGCTCAGCATTCTTTCAGGTATAGATGCAAATGTATTGAAAGGTCAGAAACTCATGACAGTTCTTGATGTATACGATGCTGTCATTGAAGAGAATGACGTAGAAAGGCTTATGACACGAGTAAAAAAGTCTTTAGCCCTAACAGCAGCCAAAATCAATTTTCAGAACTTCATGAAGAAGGTAACCGGAAAAACATCAGCTTAATCGAAGCGTTCGTTTATCGGCTTTCCAACAAGCTGGGAGGGCGCAAGGAAGTCATTAATGCTCCATTCGTTGAGGTTCTGGGTCACCTCATTACTCTTCAGGAAGAGGAAGAGGCTGCAGTTAAAAAAGAGAGTATGGAATTTTGGATGAATTTCATGGCCCGCGTTCACTCACACCCTTCTCAAAGCAAGGAAGATCAGAAACATCGTCAAGAATTCGTGGAGCTTATCAAACCGAAAGAAGACCAAAAAGAACAAGCGAAGTATGAAACAGACATTGAGCAGCTGCAGCGGCTGAGAGCAGCACAACCTTTATAAGAGAGGAGGGAAAATTATATGGCAACCATAGAAGAGTTACGCGCCAGGTTTACCGCGCAGGCTGATGGCTTAAAAAGCGTAATTGGATCCGTGAGAAAAGACCTTGTGGGCATTGGTGATGACACAGAGGATTCTACCAAACGAGCAAATAAAGGTTTTTCATCCCTCCAGGGCTCATTAAAGGATTTAGAAAAGGCACTCGGTACCACATTAGACGGCGAAGAATTTAAAGACCTTCAGGACGCGATGAAAAAAGCGCAAAAGGAACTGGAAGAGACTGGCGAAGTCGGCGAGAAGGCGATGAAGGAACTGACCGCGGCAGCTGACAAGGCGCAGACTCAACTCGGAACAGTCGGCGCTGAAGGAAGAGAGAGTCTTAAACAGGTACAAGCTGCAGTGGCGAAGGTGGACAGCGATTTAAAGAACCTGGGCAAGGATACAGGACTGGACAATGTAAAAGATGATATTGACGGTGTAAGCGACAGCTTAGCAAACGTTGGGGCATCTGAAAATGTGGGTGGCATTGGTTCTGTATTCATGATGTTTGGAAAGGTCCGTTTGGCAGCGGTCGCCGCAGTTGGGGCAATAGCTGGGGTGACACTCGGATTGTTTAAAATGGGGCAGCAGGGTGACGAACTGCAAAAGTCTCTAAATACCCTTCAGGTGCAAACGGGAGCAACAGAGGAAGAAATGAAGGGGATGGAAGAATCCCTCATTAACATATACGAAAACAATTACGGTGAATCGTTCGAAGACATCGCTTCTTCAATGGCTTTAGTGAAACAAGCGACTGGAGAAACCGGTAAAGCGTTGGAAGATGCTACAGTTAAAGCTTTGCTGTTGCGCGACAGCTTTGGTTTTGAAGTAAACGAAAGTTTAAAAGTAGCTCGAGTAATGATGGACCAGTTTGGTATATCTGCTGATCAGGCATTCACTTTAATCGCACAAGGGCAGCAAAAGGGATTGAATGTCAGTGATGACATGCTTGATAGCTTTTGGGAATACTCCGTATATTTCAAACAGCTTGGCTTTGATGCGGAAAACATGTGGGATGTATTCAAATCAGGCGCAGATGCCGGTGCTTTCAATATGGACAAGGTCGGTGATGCTGTAAAGGAATTCGGCATCCGGATTAAAGATGGAAGCAAAGCAACAGGTGATGCACTTAGCTTTTTATTCCGATCTGACGATTTTGATAACTATATCGCAAAGTTACAAAGTGGCGGAACGAAAACGAAAGAGTTCATGGAGCTGGCTAAAAAAGTCGGTTCTGAGAATGCGGCCGCGTTGGTGCAAGATCTTAACAAAACGGGCGCAGCTTCAGAAAAAGCATTCAAAAGTATTGAGTTTACGATGGGAGCATCCGGTAAATTTTTGGATGACATATCGACCGGGGTACTCACAGGCAAAGATGCCATGCAACAAATCATACAAAAGATTAAAGAAATTGAAGACCCGATGACCCAAACCCAAATGGGTGTGGCTCTTTTCGGGACACAATGGGAAGACCTTGAAACAAAAACGATGCTTGCGCTTGGTACTGTCCGTAAAGAAGCCGACATGACAGCAGATACCCTCGGCAAAATGGACCAAGTTAAATATAATTCTGTCGGTGAAGCGATCGCGGGAATCGGAAGGCAAATTGCAGGTAACATCTTGATTCCCCTCGAAAAGAAAGCGATGCCGGGCATCAATAAGTTTGTGAATAATGCCAAGACGGCTTTCAGTGGTTTTATAAAGCTGATGCAGGGAGATATGGTTGGGTTCCAAGACACCATCACCAAAGGATTCGGACAGGAAAAAGGTTTAGCTATCATTAAGTTTTTTATGAAAATTAAAGATGTAGTCCAAAATATGATTCCGGTCTGGCTCACAGTCTTCAATGGGATTAAGAGTATCGTGGTTCAAATCCTGTCTTATGTATCTCCTTATATCATGTCAATCATAGGGTCGATAACCAAGTGGTGGAAAGAAAACGGTTCAGAACTATTGGCGAATGTCCAGACCGTTTGGAAGGGCATATTTGCTGTTATCCAATTTTTCATGCCACTGATCAAGTTCATTATCGGGTCTGTATTCTCAGCGATTAAAGGCACCATCATGGGAGCGCTGAAATTTATCGGCGGTCTCTTTAAATTCTTTGCTGGTCTTTTCACTGGTGACTTCGGGAAGATGTGGCAGGGGATCAAGGAAATGTTCGTTGGAGCCATTCAGTTTATCTGGAACTTCATGCAGTTGTTGTTCTTCGGAAAGATACTATCCATCTTCAAAAACCTTGTTACTGGCGGAATCGGCCTAATCAAGAATTTCTGGAAATACATCGTTGACGGTTTCAAGAACTTCGGTTCTGCAATCGGAACTGCAGTAAAAAATTTAGGTACAGCCATACTTTCCCGATTTAAAGCTGCGTGGGATGGAGTGGTTAAAACATTCCAATTCTTCCGGAACACAGGTCTTGGAATTATTAAAAGCTTCAGAGCGACCATGCAAGTGCTGGTTGAGGGGATGCGCCAGCGAATATTGAGCATCTTTACGAAGCTCTATCTTACAGCTGTGAAGGTATTCAAGTCCCTTGTAACAGGCGTTATCAATGCTGGTAAGGGTCTCTATAACGGAATCAAAAACATTTTCACCAACACGTTCAACACCTTAAAAGGATTGAACGACAAGATGAAGGCGAATATGATTTCCGCTTGGACGACTGTGAAGAACAAAGCTGTCGAGATATTCAACGCAATGAAGACCACGATCAGCAAGGTGTTCACGGGTATTGTTGACGGTGCCAAAGCGCTGCCAGGCAAGATTGGTTCTGGAATCAAAAGCATGGCCGGAAAAGTGGCAGATGGAATCAAGAAACTGGTCAACAAAATGAATGAGGGCGTAGGAAAAGGCGTGAACGGTGTCATTGGCGGTGTAAACTGGGTACTCGATAAGATCGGTGTAGACAGTAAGGTGCCGAAGTGGTCACCACCTGAATACGCAAAAGGAACGAACTATCACCCGGGCGGTCCCGCAATCGTTGGGGAAAAAGGTCGTGAGCTCATTCATGCCAATGGTCAGACTATGCTTGCTGATGGTGAACAGCTGATCAACCTTCCGCGCGGTGCTTCAGTGCTGCCTAATAAGCAGACAGAAGCTCTCTTAAGTGGATTGCCGGCATATGCAGGTGGTGTGGGCGATTTCATTAAGGATACAGGCAAAAGGGCTTGGGAAGGAACCAAACGCATCGCAGACAAAACTCGTGATGCTGCAGTCGATGTTGGCGGCAAGCTGAAAGATTTTGGTCTTGATGTGTGGGATTATATGTCTGACCCGAAAGCGCTGATGAAAAAAGTATTCGATAAAATCGGTGTCGGCTTCCCTCCAATGGATGGCGGTTTTGGAAAGATTGGAAAAGGAATCATCGATTATATAAAAACGAAGGCAACAAGCTTTGTAGGTAAGAAAATGGACGATACAGGCGGCTTTGATACAAAGAACGTTCCTGGTAATGTCCGCAAATGGATAAAGGCTGCTATCGAAGCCACAGGAGTTCCATCCAGTTGGTTAGGCGGATTGACCACGATCGCCATGAAGGAATCAGGCGGCAACCCTAAAGCAATGAACAACTGGGACAGCAACGCAAAGAAGGGAACGCCTTCGATGGGCCTCATGCAGACCATTAGACCAACATTCGATGCACACAAGATGAAGGGTCATGGTAATATCTTAAATCCTATTGATAACGCAATCGCGGCCATTCGTTATATTAAATCACGCTATGGAAACATCATGAACGTGCCGGGACTCAAGTCGATGTCTCAAGGTGGCCCATACAAGGGTTACTTTGAAGGGGCGAGAGTGGCAGCTAAGCAACTGGCGTGGATTGCTGAAAAGGGTGCTGAATATGTGATACCAACAGACGGAAGCACTCGAGCTCATGAGTTATGGAGGCAGGCGGGAGCAGAGAACGGATTTACGAATCCAGAAGCATTCGGCGCACAGGCAACGGCTATTCTGGCTGATATGCTAAGGGAGATTAAGAGAATGGATCCATCACCTGTTCTTGTTATGGATTCAGATGTTGTGGCTCATAAAATCCACGACAAAGTAAGTCAGTATCAAAATGCACAGAAAAAGACAATCAATTCATTTACTGGGAACGGGGTGGTGCTATAATGTTTCGATTCAAAGGGATTCATGCCAGCAGCTTCCCGTTTCTTACAATAAACAAAATAATTAGGCCGATAATGGCACCGATTTCAAATGTTATTCTTACTGTACCTAAGAGGCCCGGCGGTTATCCTCAAGGAAAAGAAGTTGGGGTAAAGCCTATTTCTTTTGAAGTGACTATTAAAGGAAATGACAGTCAAAACTTATTGATTTTGGCTGATTGGCTGTATTCTGATGATGATGAAGAGTTGGCATTGGACAAAGAAAACGGACGCTTTTATTACGCATCTCTTGATGGAAGTACGGATCTAGACGAAATTGGATCACGGGGAAAAGGGACAATTAATTTCATTTGTTCAGATCCTTACTCCTTCGGGTTACCGAAATCCCTTTCTTCATCTTCAGGGTCATTAAATATGACCTATGACGGTACGGCATTATCATTTCCGAAGTTCAGGATTAATGTAAATCAGTCAACTTCGTTCATCAGTTTGCTAAATTCATATGAAGAAGCCGTGTTGCTAGGTCTCCCTGAATCTGTAGACGTCATTAAGACGGATCAGTTTAAACGGATCTTAACTGATGACCTTAGCAGCTTTACGTCATGGGTGGATGGTTCAGTTGTCGATAATGGCGAAGTGAAGGGAACTATGGTTGCGAACAAATTCCGAGCTAATTCATATGGGACAGGGACCACTTGGCACGGTCCAGCGAAAAAAAGAGCCTTTCCGGGTTCAGCTCAGCTTCAAGACTTTAGAGTGCAGGCTTTCATTTCACAAAAAAGCACATCTCATCTTGAAGTAGGGCGAGTAGAAATTTATCTCCTGGATAGTAACTCAAACATCATCGGCAAGATGCTACTGCGCGACTCCACAACAGGATATAAATACAACTGGGCGCAGGCGCGAGCTGGAAATGAAGCGGATAATTATGTTTTGTATGACGGTTATGGCGATATGGCCGGCACATGGAACGACTTCAGTAATGGAATCATCGAAATAAAAAGAACCGGCAAGGTGTGGGAGTTCTACATTGCCAAAAGAGATGCAGCTGGCAATCATTACGCTCGTAAAAGCACACGTTGGCGGCACACATCTAATAAGTACATGGCGCCATTAGCGCAGATTCAGGTGCACGTCGGGCAGTACGGGACAAATGCGGTAACAACTCAGAGCATTAATACCATCTATGTTGACGAAATTCTTACGCCAGGAAGCAACCAAGTCCCGATTATCGCGAACGATGGTGATGTCATTGAAATTGACCATCATTTTAAGAAAATCACGAAAAACGGTGCGGATTTCCAAGAGGTCCGTGATCCCCGCAGCACTCTTTTTCCGCTAAGAAAAGGGACAAACTCGATACAGGTTTTCCCGCCAAACATCGGAACAGTTGAAATGATCTATCAGGAGAGATGGAAATGATTCTTTTACTCGATCGCCAAAAAGAAATCATTGTTGCTGAACTGAATAATGACGGTTCTGGAGCATGCCCTTATTACGATGATCTTGATGAGGAAAAATTAAATGATGCTTACAGAACATATACGTTTACCGTTCCTGCCAACCATCCTGATTCAAAATATGTAAAGAAAAACGCGGGCGTGGCTATTCCTGACCCTGAAGGAGATTTTTTCGAGTATTTCGTTCAAGACACAGAATACGTATATTCATCTGGCCAAAGGTTTATCAGAGCCACTTGTATGTCGGGCCATCTCGAATTGCTAGGGTTTTTGGTTCGACCTTTCAAGTTAACGGCGACCACTCTTGAAGATGCGCTGAATTATTTCTTGCAAGAAACACGTTGGAGCATCGGTATTGTAGAGTGGTCGGGTGTGAAAGATTTCGCTACTGCTGATTATTTAACGGCTATTGAGGCGATTCATTTACTTCGTGATGAATTCAAAGCAGAATTGAGATTCCGTATCTCCTTTACCGGGCCGAAGATAACCAAAAGGCTCGTAGATTTCTTGCAAAAAAGGGGAACAAATCACGGTAAAGTGGCTGAAGTCACAAAAGACGTAATGGAAATCACCGAAAAGGATTCCATAGAACCTTATACAGCGCTGGTAGGCGTAGGTAAAGCAGGAACCGACGGGAAACCTTTAACCTTTGCAAGCGTGAGTGCGTCTGATAAACCATTAGGTCAAGATTGGATTGGCGATGAAGAAGCTAGAATAAAGTTTGGCATAAACGGTCAGCACAAAACAGGCTTATGGGTTTATCCAGGCGATGAAACCATTACAGCTGCTGAATTGTTGGCCAAAACTCGATTGAAGTTGGCTGAAGTCGTTAAACCTATATACAGCTACGAAGCTAAAATCGTTAACCTTTCTCGTATTCTAGGACTTGAACATGAGTCTTTAAGAATAGGAGATTCTTTTTATATAAAGGATTTTACGAAAGATCCGTTTTTGCTCTTAGAAGTTAGGATTCTCGAATTCAAGCGTTCACAGAGCGATCCTTCTAAGGATGAATGTGTACTCGGTGAATACAGGAAACTCCCCACGAGTATAGACAAGAGATTTTTTGAGATGCAAATAAAGATGCTTAAATCAGAAACGGTTCAAGGGGCACAAGAAAAGGCGAATGCAGCTCAAGTTGCGGCTGTGTCTGCGGCAGCCCTAGATGCGGAGGAAAAAGCAGCTACCGCTAAATCAGAGGCGATATCCTACACAGATAACAAGCTAAATGATTACGTGACAGCATCCACTTACAACATAGATATTTCAGAAATCCAAGATCAGATCGATGGGAACATCACGTCATGGTTTTATGATCACGTACCTACGCTGAGTAATGAACCAGCGAACCTTTGGGCAACCGTTGAAGAAAAAAACAACCATCTGGGCGACCTTTTCTATAACAACATCACTGGATATGCTTATAGGTTTATGGTAAATGATGCAGTGTATTCTTGGACGCAAATTAAAGACACCGATGTAACCAAAGCGTTAGCAGATGCTGCAGCCGCCCAAGATGCGGCAGACAGTAAACGGCGGGTATTTGTGGTTCAGCCGGTCGCTCCATACGATGTCGGCGATTTATGGGCGAATGGGCAAACAATCTATAGAGCCATTACCTCTAAAGCAGAAGGAACCTCTTTCAGTTCTGCGGATTGGACTAAAATCGGCGACGTCACAAGCCAAAATACTGCTTTAGACACAACAAATGTCAACGGCACTTCGGCAGCCGCAGTTGCAACAGGAGCGGCAGCTGGAAAGACAGCTAACGATAAGATCGTGGCAGAAGTCGGAAGTGGGACATTAGAAACAACAACCGGCGCTCAAGCGAAGGCGACAGCAGCACGCACAGCGGCGGAGAATTTCGCCAAGAATGCTTCCAACATCGCGTCGGGTATTATCGACGTGTCAGCTGTCGCTTTGCAAACAGCGGCAAATGGAGCGCGAATACGTTGGGATGGCGTAAATGGTTTAGTTCAATACGATGCTGCAGGAAACACAGTCATGCAACTAGGATTGAATGGCTCAGCGAAGTTTGCGGGGGATATCTCAGGCTCAACAGGGACGTTCACTGGTAAAATTTCCACTTCTGGAACATTTGGCTCTGTGGAAATTGAAAACGATTATATTGAGAGCCGGGACACAGCCGGGACAGAAATCACGGAAATATCAAGTGGAAAGGTTTTTGCTTACAAAGAAAATTCCACATATCGATATGACGGAACGTATTATTCCGAAATGCTCATTTATCAAAAAACGAAAAAATCTTCCGGTAAAATACCAGAATACGCTTCTGTATCACCGGGGCAAATGACAATGACACAACGGAATGAGGACACTGGTAAATTATTAAGAAGCGCGGCTTATCGACCGGACTTTGCCAATTTGGATTATTATCCGACAGCGGGATCATTTATTCAGAACGCCGGAACAATGGAACCGTGGGGGTATCGATCCATCGAATACGACCCAGCTGTAAACGGTAAATATAAATTTTGGTCCAATTATGAAGCCCGCATGATGGAAACGAAAGAATATAACGCAGCCGGAACCGCAGTAGATTACGAGGTTCAAGTGGATCCGCGGGGAATTAGCTTAATCCGGACAGGTGTGACGAATAGGATCGTGACAGATGCGGACGGAAATTTGTTCTTTAATATCACTTCAGGTAAAAAGGCTGATTTCAGCGGTTCAGAAATAAAGACTACTGGAAAGTTATCAGCAGGCTCAGCAGACATCACTGGAGCGTTAACGATCGCTCAGACAGCACGAATCACCGGACTGGAAACCGGTAAAGTAGGAACTTCTGCGGTCGATCAAAACATTGCCACCACTGCGCCATTACATGGATATGCGGTCAATTTCAAGAACGTTAAAGCTGTACCTCCAAGCAGTGTTTCCATAACACCTACTAGTCAGAACAACTTAAATGTTGATGTGATTGATATCGACGAGTATGGTTTTTGGTTTTATATCAAAGGAGCTGCTGGAACGGCATTTCGATATTGGCGTGGATTATATACCGCCTAAAGGAGGGGTTTGATGTTAAGGAAATTTGAAGGCAACGAAGTTACTGTCCAATGCAACAATCCCCGTTGTGAAAATATTTACGTTCACATTGTTCCTGAGGATTTTCAAGTGACGTACAACGATGAATTTGGGCTGTATGAACCTTTTAAGGTTCAATGTGACCAATGCTCGACTTGGGAGTTTTTCGTAATGGACTTTCCTGATATACCAGATGAACATGAAGATCCTAATACGCTTTATAAAGAGTTAAATCAGAGGAAGTACGTTCGCGACCTGATGAAAAAATATGTGATTTAAGGAGCTGGGGATTTGGAAAGACCAAGCGTAGACCACTTGCAGGGAATCATTAATAAACTGAGGCACAAGATCGGTGTCCTCGTTGTTGAAAACGCAGCCTTATTGCAATCAGTTGATGAATTGGATATTGAGGTACAGAAGAAAGATGCGATCATCGTCGATTTAGAAAGCAAAATTAAGGAACAAAAGGCGGTGGTGTCGAAATGATTTGATTGCAGTTGTATCTTAGCTGAATAGTATTGAGACGCGCACGGCCAATTTGGTCGTGCTATTTTATTGGAGGTGCAGAGATGCCATATAATGATAAACCATTGAAAACAAACGGCATGAGAGCAGTGCCGCAAGGATTTGAACCTGCAAAAGATGAGTGGAAAGTAAATACCACAACCGACCTTGGTAACGGTCGAGCTGGCATTGACCAAGTGCTTTATGGAAAGAAAGCTGACGGTTCATTTGCACCTATTAATATTGGTACAAATGGAGAAATGCTTACGTCAGTTACGGGGAGTATGCTTGCACAAACAAAAACAAATGCCGATGCTGTCGGTGGAGTTTTAACCTTTTCCCAAAACATCAACTATATCGAAATTCTGAACAGAGACACAGTGAATGACGGTATTTTTACAGTAAATGGTCTTGCTATCCACGTTCCAAAAGGGCAGCCGTTTACTAAAACAGGTGTACAAGGTACGATTGGTAAAACGGTAACGGTCACAGGATCTACGTCATACGTTGTGAATCAGTATGTGTAAGGAGGTTTCAGTATGGGATATGTAGGAAATGGAAACCAAATTATACAGATAGATAACTCGGAAATTAAAACTCAGTTGGTAGAGAATTTGTCATTTCAAAATCAAACTGATTTTGTGGAAACATTAAAAAAACTTAGCAGTTTGAAAAAAAACATGACCCTTGAAGTGGTGTATGGAACACAAAGACAATTTCGGGTTCATGCAAAACATAGCGAAACACACGCTTCAACAAGAACATTTCTAAAGGATGCTAATGACGATTTTATTATTGATTATGGCACTTACTATGGAGCCGTTACGAAACTAGATGCACAAACCAGTGCGTTCAACTATTTGTCTAGTACTGGAGTTTTTACTACTGCATCTGCTCCTCATTATTGGACTGCGGAAATCGGTGCAACAATTTCAGGTGCATTTACTGGAAAGAGAATTGACTTTACTTCGTGGGAGGAAAATAGAGGGGGCATTTGGGAATTTGTACTTGATGAGGGAAAGCCGTCAGAACAAAGAAAAACTATAAGTGTTTGGGCAGCAACAGCGATTGTAAAACAGAAAACTTTATTTGATAATCTCCAAGAAACAACGCATACCATTAAGGGTATATTTAAAGGCGCAGATCCTTTAAACCCCCCATCCGTGGCTCCAGCTAGAGGTTGGGTTTACTTCGGCAACACACGACCACAAGATACTTTGCGAACTTTTTACGAATTTAATGAGAGCTTCACTGTAAATAAGTTACATGACGTTGAATATAGTGCGTCAAATAAAGAACTTGCCATAGAGATAAAGCCAGAAGGAAGCGGGGCTTTACACCAATTTGTTCCAGAACACAATGCCACAGGTACCGCATTTAAAGTGATGGAGCCGATTTTAATGGCTGACGGTAAAGTCGTTGAATGGCTAAGTAATTCTTTTGTTCGCAATGTTGAAGTTATCCAGTTGATACAAAAAGTAAGAGGGTATCACACATCTGATATGGTTAATGCGTTATTGGAAATCACACAGTATCACACCATTAAAGAAGGTGTATGTGTTCACGATACCAAAATAGAGTTTTTACGAAATACAGATGTTAAATATGGTTACGGTGTTATGATTCCGTATTGGACAACGTTCGGAAAAAAAATAGTGAGTAGTACTGACAAAATATATACAGTTAAAACAGATAACAGTAAAGAGTATTGGTCAGAGTCAAATACGAAATCGTTTGTAATTGTGAATGATGTAGATTCAGATGAAAGAAAAGACTTAGCCTTTGCTGTCACAATTGAATACTTCTCAAAATCCATGAGAAAAGGCGAACTCGGCATTGGAAACCCTTTTACTTGGATTGAACATAATCCAACTCGTGGAAAATTGTATTTCGCAAGTATGCAGAACGCTATCATTCCAGCAGGTTATATTTGGCGCATAAGATCCAAACGGCTAACTACCTATTTACCAGAAGTAAGTAATACTATTAAGTAACAAACGGCGTTCGATAGCTGTACACTAATACCCATTAAAAAGTATTAATGTACACTAAAAAACCACCTGACTATTGGGTGGCTTTCTCGTATAACGTTGCTTCATTCATTTCTAAAAAGCAATACAAGTGATACCAGCAACCGTCACCTTTCGTTCGTATAAAATGGCTTTCGTGTTCACTTTCGTGGTCAATCACTTCCGAACAATGAGCGCACTCGATCAATTCAAACTTTTCCATGCTGTCAGCCTCCTTTTTGTATAGTTCATGATATGTGGGCAATTACTGGGGAATGCAGGTACACATGAAAAAAATATACATTTGTGTGTATTGGTAATTATTCGGAAGTAGCATACAATTATCTCCATAGGAGGAGATGCTGTTTGGCTACTAAACGAGTGAACATCACAGTTGATCCAGAGACACTTGATGAATGGTACAGACTTGCTGGAAGAAAAGGCATGAAGTTCTCAACTTGGATTCAAGTCATGATGGAAGAATTCATCGAAGAAGAACGAATGATTGAAGAATACAGACAGAAAAAGCGGTCAGAATCTTGATCGCTTTTTACTTTGTTGTGTCACTATCGGATGTGTACGAATAGCCACAAACCCTTATAAATAGCGGTTTATCGGCATTTATGGATACCCGATTGTTACGGAGTTCGTATCTAACATAAGGAAACACTCCATAAAACGAAAAAAGACCACTCTGAGATCATTCAGAATGGTCTTTTTCTTTTATCTGCAGCAGGTCACCAGGAGTCACATTCAGATATACACATAGGCGATGCAGCAGATCGCGGGGATACGCTTTATTTTCATCGTTATACAACTGGCGAACCGATTCAAACCGGTAATCAATATCCCGAGCCACTTGCCTGATTGAAAGGCCGCGCTTATCAAGTATCTCTTTTAATTGCGAATGGACATTGCCCATCCAATCACCTCCACCCCTTAATTATAAGCGACACAAAAAAAGTGTCAATTATATCTTGACCCAATTTTCGTGTCGTGATACTATTCTGTTATAGTTCGACACGAAAAGCGTGTCAAAAGGGGATGAAAGTATGATTTTGTCGGAGGTTTGGTCCGCGTACAAGGATGACAAGAAAATTGAGGGATTCTCTGATTACACGATGAGAGCTTACGGTATTCAGGTCAGCTTACTCATTAGACATTTTGGCGATGTATCGATAAGCGACATCTCACTGCTAGATCTTAAACGGTATTTAGCTAAGGATGCTGACCGCCTAAAGCCATCAACTATTGGAAGCAGGGTAAGGTTTATGCGCTCTCTATTCAAGTGGGCCCATAACGAGGGAGTAATTACTGCTAATCCTGCTGCTAAGCTTAAAGAACCTAAAGAAGGCAAGCGGGTGCCAAAATTTATAGCAGAAGAAGATATTGAACGGATTCGCGAAGGTGCTCGTGGTCCAATGGAAAAAGCCTTAGTTTGTTTGCTTTATGCTACCGGATGTCGTATTGGCGAAGTTCATCTAATGAATAAGAATCACATCCACTGGGAGGACCGATCTCTCATCGTTCTTGGTAAGGGTAACAAAGAACGTGAAGTTTACTTTGACACCAAAACATACCTGTGGTTAAAAGAATACATCAACTCGAGAACGGACGACTGCGAAGCATTGTTCATTACCGAGCGCAGACCATTCAGAAGAGCACAAATACACTCTTTGCGGCGTGTGGTAAAGCGTATAGCCAAAAGAGCAGGTGTGAAGGTGAACATATACCCTCATAAATACCGTCACAGCTTTTGTACGCACTTGATGGATCGTGGAGCTCCGATCGAAGTGATCAGCAGTTTAGCAGGTCACCAGAAGATAGAAACAACCCGCATATATGCAGCCCTCAGCGGTGAGAGGAGGCGGGAAATGTATAGAAAGTATTTTTGAAGAGCCTATATGGCTCTTTTTATATTAGGAGGGGTCAATTATGCCAGGAGCTGAAGTTAAAGTTGCACAAGAAATCGCAGCCAGTCAGAATGCGTGGGCAGTCTTGTTTATCATTTTGTTTTTTGGTGTCTTATGGGGATTTAAGCAGCACACCCAAAAGCAAGAAGCCCTTCATACTGACAGACAAAACAAACTGGATCAAATTCATCAGGAATCACGACAAGAGGCGAGAGACAGAGAGAAGGCTCTACTCGTGGTTATTGAAAGGCAAAACGAAACATTGGACAAGCAGGGGGAATCGCTTGAGAAAATTAACGAAACGCAGGAAAGGATTCATCTGCGGCTGGATAAACTGGAAGCGCGGTTTGACAGTGCAATGGACTTTAAGCATCGAAACTTTATCGAAATGAAACCGGAGCATTTCAGAGGAGGGCAATCATGAAATTAGTAGTGATTATTAATGGCGGCCATGGTGGAAGAGATAAGGACGGTAATCCCGTTACGCCTGGGAAGAGAAATCCAGACGGCAGCTTATTGGAGTTCGACTTTAACAATCCGACAGCTCAGTATTTAGGAGCTTGCTTAGAGCAGTTTGAAAACGTGGAGACCCATTTTGTTTATGATCAGAGCGGTATGACTGATACACCGTTAAAAACCCGGACGGATAGAGCGAATGAAATTTACGCACGAAACAAAGGAAAAGAAGACGTCACTGTTATTTACGTATCGATTCATGCAAATGCGGACGGTAAGCCCGGATGGACAGATGCAAACGGCATAGAAACTTATGTTTATAACATGAAATTGGATGAAGCGGTTCAGCTCGCTTCGCATGTTCAGAACAGTCTAATCCGGGAAACAGGTCGACGAAATCGCGGTGTTAAAACTAAGGATCTTCACGAAACCAGAGAAACTCACATGACAGCAATTTTAGTTGAAGCGGGCTTCATGACCAACAAAGAAGAGTGCGAGCTGCTTAAATCGGATGCATATCGTCGAAAGGTAGCGGCCGCAATCAGCGAAGGCGTAAGCCAGACTTATAAGCTGAAGAAGAAAGAAATAAAAAAGGAGGCAGCAACAGTGAAACAAGATCAAACCCAAATCGTTAGTCCATTTGCGAAAGAAGCGCATGCCTGGGTGAAGGAAACCGGTATCTCAGACGGCAGCCGGCCGCAAGATCCAGTCACTCGCCAAGAAGTATGGGTTATGCTGCATAATATGAAAAAGGGAGAGAAGTAATATGGACTTCACGAACGAATTTGTGCCGTATGTGGCACTGGCTGTGATCTTGTGGGCAATCAGAGAAACAAAAAAGGTCAGTAACAAATGGATTCCCATTCTCGCTGTGGTGCTGGGCATCGGGTATGCGTTTTGGGAGGAAGGGAACCTAACCCCTCTCATCCTGCTGAAAGGCGCTCAGTACGGCTTGCTGGCTGTCGGAAGCGTAGCTGCAGTCAAATACTTCTTAGAAACACACAAACCATATAAAAACTAACATAAAGCCCTGATTCCGTCACTGGAGTCAGGGCTTTTTTCTGTATGGATAATCCACTTTATAACCGTACTCCTTTATCCATGGTAGTTCCTGAATATCATCCTCTACGATCCGCAGGCATTGCGGACAATAAAACCTTTCAATGTTTCTCCCCATATGTACATCATACCCAACAATTAGACGAGCCAGGTTCTTCTTTCGGCCAGTGCGCAGGCAGTAATCACATTCCCCTAATTCTTCTTTATCCATATCTCTTCAATCCTCATTTCAAGCACTTCTGCAATTCTAAAGGCTACTGGCAGCGTAGGCAGCGATTTGCCTTTTGATAATAAAGTCATAGTCGTTAAACTGATGCCGGCTTTCCTTGCTACGAAACCCTTTTTTATGCCTCTTTCTTTCAGTATGCTCTCCATAATACATTCCAAATCCATATCATCATCACCCATAAAAACAGTTCGACGAAAAAATAATCAGTCCTCTTTTTATTTTTTCAAGAGGGACAGACAAGTGACAAGTTCCTGGCCCATAACCTGATATCACAACCGGATGAATAGCCGAATTGAACAGCCGGAAGTGGGTCGTTATTTATGAGCCGGGTGCCGGCTATAGATAGCGGTTGCCGAATTTGCTTTAGTGGCGGGGTAAAAGAGAAGAATTCGGAGTGCTGTTTTGTTGGGACTATTACTACGTAATACCAAAGGAGGCGGTGGTGCGGATGATATTTGAGATCGTGTCATCAGCAGTGTTCGGATCAGTGGCGGGATATGGATATTTAAAAAATAACGGAATCACAAATGATGCAGCAAAATTGCAGAGGATTTTTCGCAACTGTGGGCTGACCGTAAAAGAGCAAGGGAAGGAAGGGAAAGTGACCAAAGAAGTTCACTTGTACAGAAAGAAAAAAGAGGACTGGGGGACTGAATACGTATTTCGGATTCCATTAGGATTATCGTTCAATGATTTCCAGAACAAGATTGATAACATCAGAGATGGATTGAACAACAAAAAGAAAGTGCTGGATATCGGCTTGAAAGACATTAAGGCCATTGATTTTAAGAAGGATATTCCGAAACAAATTAAAGGTTTGCTCAAGAAAAAACCTACTCAAAAAGAAGTGGACCTGTCTTATGACGGCATGCTCAGGGTGAAGGTTTACAACAAAGCGATGGAGAGTTACCTGGAGTATGAAGAAGTGAAAAGGAATGGCTGGAAAGTGCCGATTGGCGTTGATCGTTTAGGAAGAATTGTTTATCAAGATTTCGATGCCGAATATTACGTATTAGTCGCAGGTTCTGTTGGTGGCGGTAAATCGAATGCGGTCAACTTAATTACATCACATTTTCTTTTCACTCAGCCTGAAAACATAAAGCTTGCCTTGATCGATTTAAAAATGGGGATGGAGTTAGGACCATATGAGAACTGTAAGCAAGTGATTGGTTATGCGGAGCACCCTGAACAAGTGCCGGCAGTATTAGATAAAGTTGAGTCATATATCATGGCAATGAGCAAACGATTGAAAGCTCAGGGATACCGCAATGTGATTGAAGCAGGCATAAAAGAAAGGCTATTCCTTATCATTGATGAAATTGCAGAGCTTTCACCAGACGAAGAAGCAGAGAAGAAAGCCAAAAAAGGTGAAGATCCAACAGCCAAAGATATAAAGGAGTTTGCATGGAACAAAATTAATCACATTGCTCGCCTTGGAAGGGCGTGGGGAGTAAGGATTGTAAGCGCAACGCAGCATCCTATTCAGGAGTGCATTCCTAAGTATTTAAAGCGTAACTCAGATGGCCGCTTGTGCTTTCCAGTTGAGGATGAAGTAGCCTCACGAGTGGTATTAGGCACAGCGGGTGCCGAAAGTCTTCCCGACATAAGCGGCAGGGGATTATATAAAAAGGGAGCAAATATCACCGAGGTTCAAACATTCCGGATATTAAACGAGACCATAGACAGAGCGATAAAGCCGAATCTTGTTCGGAAAGAGAAAGCGAGGCATTCTGTTGCTGACATCCAGAGAGCAGAGAGAGGAACAGATACTCTTGTCTTTGAAGAAGCTTGATTTCTTAACAATAGATCAGATTCAACGGATACATGGTATTGCAAGTGAACGGCATGCCAGGGGCGTTTTAAAAAAAATGGAGCATTACCTCGCTTCTTTTAGAGAAGGTAAAAAGTATTATTATCTTAACAAAGAAGGTCGTGAGCGGATTGGCTGTGAAAAGGTAAGAAAGAAAACACTGCAAGCTAAACATTTTATCATTCGTAATGAAATATACATCGCCTTCGGCCAGCCTGACACATGGAAAAACGAAATCAAGCTCGGCACTAAAAACACAGGGCATTTTATCTGTGATGCGTGGTTTAAAGTAGAAAATCAGCATTACTGTGTTGAAGCTGATTACACTCAAAAAATGAGCGAGAATCGTAAGAAAATCGACCGTTATAAGAAATTCAGGGAAACAGGTGTATTTCAGAAGAATTACGGTCATTTCCCCGAGCTCATCTGGATCACCACGACCGAGTATAGGAGGCAGCAGCTGAAAAAAATGTGTGATGGGTTGACGTGTGAGGTGTTCACGATAGCTGACTTTAAATAAAAGGAGAGATAACGATGAATGATCTTTATGCCTTGGCAATTCCGAAACAAATTGCAGATATTTGTGAAGAAACTGGCATCGAAATTAATCGCTTATTGATTATGGCTTCAGCGTATTTAAAAGAAGCAATTGAGGACTACATGAAATACGATGATGACGGAATGCTCACAGAGATCGGAATCACTCTAGATGAAGCGGTGTTATTTAAATGTGCAGCTGAAAAAGAAATACAAAAAGTGAGAGAATCGTGAGATGAGATTTAAAGTTACATCACCTTATGGCGCATGGGAGGAGTTTAGGGAGCGTGCTCACACCGGAATAGACTTGGCAACACCGCAGGGCACCGATTTATTCAGCCCAATCAGTGGAGTGGTAGAGCGCATAGTCGATTATGGCAGCGAGAATATAGGCAAAGGAATAATCATCGAAACAAACGATCATCAGCACGTAATATTAGGACATCTGAGCGAGGTGAAAACAAAGATAGGAGAACACATCGACATAGGTGATTTAATCGCCAAAACAGGCAATACAGGGCACGTAATCGGAAATGGCCATCTGCATATAGGAATGAAAGACAGCGCTGGCCACTTTATCAACCCCCAGCCGGTCGCAGACATTGTGAACCAGTCGAATGTTTGGGATAGCGTGAAAGAGTTTATCTTTACCCCCCTATCCCCATTAGGCGAATTGCTAAAGGATTATGGAATGAGCATCGGATTTCATATGGTCGGCAGCGAGATTTTCTTCCTAATTCCAGCCGTTCTGTTGTTACTGTTCAGAATGATGATCGGAAAGAACTTTACATCAGGTTGGGTATTGCCATTGTTGTACGCCTTTTTCGTCACTAAAAACATAGGAGCGTGAGCATCATGTTTAGACAGAAAAAAGAGAAATTTGAGAGCTTAGGCACGATCAGTCAGTTTATGAATCGTGAGCATGAAAAGAAAGCACAAGAAAAAAGGGAAAGCCGCAGAGCTAACAAATTCGCTGCAGCAACCACAGCATCCATCCCATTCATGGCCCTGGCACCAAAAGCATTTGCTGCAGAATTACCTTCTACTGTTGTAACGGCTGCCACTTACTCGCCGGATGCTATCACTACAGCTGGAGGAGCAGTGATTGGTAAAGCGGCATTGTCTACAATCATGCATATGTTGGACCCTGTTATTTCCTTATTAATAGTTGTCTCTTTCCCTGTAGCATCTGCCATGATTTTATTCAAACTTTTCATGGGATTCTTCATCGATCAAGGGCAAGTTTGGGAAGGCATTGGTCGAATCTCACTTGTATACATTCTCATTCAAATGTTCCCAGTCTTCTCTGGAATTCTAAAAACAATGGGTGGAGTTGTATAA